ACTTGCCCACTGCGGTGGGCATGCCGAACTTCTCCAGGAAGATCAGCCAGAACTTGAGCCCGTTGCGCTTGAACAGCACCGGCCAGTACAGCCAGTGCGCCAGCCCCAGGCCGTAGGGCTCATCGTCGTGATCGGCACCGGAGCAGAAGTTCCAGAAGTACGGCGCGAGTGCCGGGACGCCCTCCGTCATCTGGGTCTGGGTGAGCAGGCGCAGGTCGCCTTCCTTGCCGTAGCGGAAGCGTCGGCGATTGCGGACCTTGATCGCCTCCAGGCCGATGCGGGTGCCGTCGACCTTGTACAGGATCTCGGCCACGCCGTAGCCGTAGAACACGCCAAACAGCATCTTGCGGGTGACGTTGTCCCACCCGATCCCGTGCAGCTGCTCCTGCAGATACTCTGCCGCCTGGCGGTCGATGCGCTTCTCGCCACCGGGCTCCACCTGCCATTCGCAGGCCACCACCGAGTCCTGGCGCGATCCGAAGGTGGTTTTCACCTCCGGATCGGACAGCACCTGCTCGTAGATCTGCAGGTCATAGCCGCCCCGATTGCGCAGCACGCTATCAAAGGGCAGCAGCAGCGGCCCGGTGTAGCCACGGGTGATGTCGATGCCATCGGCGGTGGTGGCAATCTCGCGGCCGATCTCTGGGCGGGCGATGGTCATGCGAATCCTCCAAAATCATTGCCGCCGCTGACCGTGCCGAAGGCATCATCGGTCACGACGGTGGCCACGCCGTCGGCTCGGCCGTCGCCGATGTAGGCGCGAGCGCCGGCCGCCTGGAACTCGATGGGTACCGAGGTGACGTGGTTGAGCGCGGCAAACTGCATCAGGGCGCCTGCGATCGCGCCGTCGCCGTGGCGCACCAGTTCCGGATCCTGCAGGTCCTTGCGCTCCAGGCGCGGCACCATCGGAATGCCATCAACGTACTCCACGGCCCGATGGTCATCCTCCAGCGATGCGTCCCTGGGCACGGTGATGAATCCGTCCTCGAACAACGCGATGTACTTGGGCATCCATTCGCTGTACCAGGGGCGCGACAGGGTGACCTCGTGGATTGGGCCACCGCTGTAGCGGCCCGTCTCGGCATCGAGCTCGGCCCGGCCGTAGCGGTCACCGGTGTACTCCATCAGGGTCTGGCCTGGCCCGGTGGCATCGCCAGCGAACGACCAGCGCCCAGGGAATCCTTCCTTCAGCGCGTCCAGCAGCGCCCACAGGATCTGCTCCTGCTGGCGGGTGGGCGCGTTGGCCATCTCGATCAGGAACGGCACGTCGCGGCGCAGATCCTGCCCGACCTTGGCCGGCTTGATGACCGAGAAGTGGCGGTGGCGCGCGAAGTCCATGCCGATCGCCCAGCGGCCAGTGAACCCGGCCACCGCAGCACGCAGCACCGGCAGCAGCGTGGCGGCGATCCAGACCGAGCACCAGATCTCGCGTTCCTTTTCCGAGCGCTTGGGGAAGTCGTCATCGAAGACCAGGCGCAGAACGGGGCGGACCTCGGGCATGGCCCGGTCGATCCAGACCGAGGGGATGGCCGAGCCATCGCCATCGCGCGGGATGACGTCCAGCTCCTCGCGCATCGCGGCCTTGCGCGGGCCATAGGCCGAGCGGATGGCGGTGTACCACTCCTTCTTGCCCTCGGCGGTGGCCACCTTGCCGCGCATGGCGCAGACCCGCTCGTACAGGCCGTTGGACACGGCATCATCGAAGCTGATGCGGATCACCCCGGCCTTCTTGCCGTAGCGACCGGCCTGGACGTCCTGCACCAGCTGGTTGAACGGATTCTTCTTGCCGCGGTGAGTGGACCACACGCGGATCCGGCCGCCCCAGATCAGCAGCGCGGTGGCTGATTCGAGCACCTTGGCCACGTCCTTGTGCAGCGCCGCTTCGTCCAGGTCGACCACGCCCTGCAGGCCGTGGATGTTCTCCGGGCGCGAGGACAGTGCCGTGATACGGAAACCACTGGCGAAGCGAACACGGAATGCCTGGATCTGCCGGCTGGTGCCGTCCGGCTGCTGGTCCTGGAAGATGTGCTGCTCGATGCGTGAGGCTTGGCCCTGGGCAATGATCGGCGCGAACTTGGCCACATAGCCAATGAACTCCAGACCCTTTTCCTTGGTGTCGGCCATGTACCACACGTTGTCGCCGCCGGCGTCCTTGGCAGAGGCGGCGGTGATGGTGTCGCTCAGCGCCTGGGCAAAGGTGATGCCGGTACGGCGCCCCTTCTCGCAGACCGCGATATCCAGCCCTTCCTGCATCCGAATCCATTCGGACTGATGGGCCATCAGCACGCCGGCCTTGCTCGGATCGAAGTTGGCCGAGATCGAACGCACGCTCTCAGGCAGCTCATCCCAGTCCAGGACGCGCTCGGTATCCGGCAGGGGACCCAGTGCACTCACTTAGCCGACTCCATGCAGCACCTTGTTGCGCCAGAACTCCACGCCCTCGGCGTCCAGGCCCTTCGCCCGTGCAGCCTCCTCGACCCGGCTGGCCGCGTCGACGAGCGCCTTCTGACGAATCTCGCCGGCCCATTTCTCGCGCACGATGGAAGAGCGGGTCAGCTCGGCAATGGCCTTGGCCGCCTTGCTGTACAGCGCAATGCGATCAGCAGGGGAAATGCTCTCGTCGTCCTGGTCGGCTGCCTCCTGGAATTGCAGCAGTGCTTCGAACAGGTCGGTCTGCAGCAGGCCCATCAGGGCGCTGCCGCGCTCGGCGGCATTGTCCGGCGCCTGCTCGGCCACCAGCTTCATGGCTTCGGTGCTGGCGCTGATCGAAGCCAGGCGGCGCTTGAGCCGCTTGGCGCGTTCGTTGACGGTGGTCTTGCTGATTTCGTAGCCCTGCTCGCCCAGCCATTCGGACAGCGAGATGCTGCCACCGAAGGCGTTGGCAACCAGGCGCCGATCCAGCTCGTCACGCACATCGGCCGGCAACAGGTCGATCTTGCTCACGGGAGGCATGGGGTCACCAGTACTTCGGCGGGCGGGCGATGCCAGGACCGCAGTCGATGCTGTACTCGACGATGTCCACACCGTGGCGGGTCAGCTCCGCCGACCACGGCCCCGACGGGGATTTAGTGATGTCGATCAGGCGACGGGTGTCCAGGTAGTCCAGTTCCCGGCGAACCTCCAGCGCGGTGGCATCCGGGTACATGTCCTGGGCGGCGCCGGCCAGGACGGCTTCACCGATCGGATAGGGGCGTGAGCGATCCAGCACCAGCAGCATCAGCCAGCGCAGCTGCTCCCGGCGCAGCTTGCCCAGATCCGGGCCTTGATTTCCGTGACTCACGGCGTGTTCCCCTTGCTTTGCATGTTCGTGATCTTCGAAGCCACTGCATCAAGCTTTGCCTCGATAACGCTCTGTCCGCGGGCATAGTCCTCGCGGCGGACGTAATCCTTCGCAACTTCCAGGCGGAAGTCGGTGAGGTGACTCTCAACCTCGCGCCAGCGCTTGCTGTCGTTGATCAGAATCGCCAGCTGCTGATCAGTGCGTTGTTGCAGCTGGTTGACCAGCCAGCGGCCGCCGGCGATCAGGCCGCCAAGCAGCGTGATGCCGATGCCTGCGAACCACACCAGGTAGAGCGGTTGCACTTCAACGATCATGGGTTGGGTCTCGACGGGTGGGCGCTGTCCGGTGAGGACGCCGATGACGCGCTGGCAGGAGCGGACGTGGTCTTCAGCTTCGGTGACGATTTGAAGAGCAGTGCCTGCAACCTCTGGACGTAGTTGGGCGCTCGCATCACGTTCGACGGCGCCAGAGACGGCTTGGGACAGGCGGGCGGTGTGGCAGGTGGCGAGGTCGTCGCGCAGCTGGAGATTGCCAGCGCGCAGGTCAGCCACAACAGCAGCAGGGATGGACGCGGACGCCTCCCGATCATCTTCATGTTGGTCTCCGATCTGGGCCATTTCCCTGGCCTGGGTATGCTCGGTGGCGCGAGCACTGCGCTCGCTTTCCAGTTGCGATTGAAGCGTGGTCACGCGCTGCTGCGCCCTGGCATCACGGGCTTGGGCGTCCAGCGCATTGCCGCGATAGAGAAGTGCTGCGGCAATGGCGACCAGCAGGAGCACCAGCAGCAGGGCGACCGTTACGGTCAGGGTGCGGACCATCAGTACCGGCCCTCGCACATCGCGCGCTCAGCGGTGCGGCGGCGCTCCAATCCCTTATAGGACTTGCCACCGGCATTGGCCCAGTTACTCAGTTGGGCACATGCAAGGTCCCAGCGGCCTTGGTTGGCGTATACACGGATCCGCGGCTGCTGACCGTTGCGCAGGAAGCACAGACCGTCTTTGACCCCAGCGCCACCCGGACCGACGTTGAAGGCGAACGACGTCAGGGCGGCTGCCTGGTAGTCCGTCATCGGCACCTTGATGCAACTCTGCACGGTGTTCCAGGCGACGCCGAGATCCGACTGGAGCAGGCGCTCGCATTCGGCGCGGGTGTAGGTGCGCTGTTCTACCTTGGCCGTATGGCCGTAGCAGACCGTCAGCTTGCCGACGACGTCACGATAGGGCTGGGCCGAGTAGCCCTCGAAGGGCTGCACCAACCCGAGCAGCAACGCCAGCATGGTCGCCAGCATTCCGCCCGCGATGGGCAGTGCCTTGTTACCGGGTTGCTCTGCTGCCATGCGCCATCTCCAGGGAAAGATGGCCGACGGGCAGACGAGGA